AACGAGCAGCTTTTTGATAAGTATGCTCAGTCAATGGGTTATGCGCTTGCAAAAGCTGTAGATGTGAAGATTGAAGCATTGCTTCAAACACTTGGTACAACTCAGGACTTGGCAGCTAATAATAGCATGTCAAACGCTGATGTTGAAACAGCAATTGGAACATTGTTATCTAACGATATTCCAAAAGAAGAGTGTGCGTTCTTTGTGAACCCACTTATTTATGCTGACCTCTTGAACTCTAGGGCATTTGTTGCTGCTGGTGTATCAGGATCAACTAGCACATCTGCTGGTATTGGTTTTGGTGCTGATAATGCAGCAATGAGAACTGGTGAAGTTGGTTTACTATTTGGTATTCCAGTTTTCACTAGCTCATTAATACCAACAACATCTAGTGATGGTATTGAAGTTGGATATCTTGTACACAAATCTGCAATCGCAGTTGCTGTGCAGCAGGATATTCGTATTCAATCTGAATATGATGTTTCTTATCTTGGTACTAAAGTTGTTGCTGACATCATTTATGGTGCAGTGATTACTACTAGTAACCACGTTAAGGGTATTGAGTTCTTGAACTCATAAACCATATGCAATCAAGCTGGGCGGTGGCGGTTTGTCATCGCCCGGTGCAATATATGAAAGATACTTATGATTATACTTAATAAAGAAAACCACACCAAACATGTTAGCTCGCGTGAAGAAGCGCAGAAGCTTGTTAATGAGGGTTATCAAGTACTAAAAAACAAACTTGGTGGACCAAAGATTGAAAAGTCTGAGCCAAAGAAAAAAATGAAAAAGATATTTAAGAAATAACATTCTTATTTATGTCTCGTTCACGGTCTGCTAATACCTTAGAGATGGAGAAAAAATGGCAACAAGTAATTTACATCGTTATACCGCGCAAGAAGCGCTAAACATCATCACCGCAGGCGGTGGCTATGATTATGTCACCAACGCCACAGTAAACGCCCATACTTACGTAGCAATCACTGCTTTATCAGTTGACGCAGTTGTATCTGCTACTAGTTCAGATACGGACATATGGGATACATTATCATCTGTTACAGTAAAAGCTGGTCAAACCATTTATGGCAACTGGACATCTGTCACGGTAGCTAGTGGTGATTTCGCAATCGTGCATAGGAGATCAAGCTAATGGCTAATCTACACAAACGTTCGGTCCAAGAAGCTTTAAACGCCACTGTTGGTGGTGGATGGTCCGTTAAATCAGCCGCTGCAAGTGGAAGTAGCGCAAATGTTAATAATACAATACATGTAGCACTAGCATCAACCACTGCAACACTAGCTGTTCATAGTTCTGTTGCGCTGCATTTTAATTTTAGTGCAGATAGTGGCCAGGATGTAAATGCATCCAATGACATGATTGTTCCAAAAGATACAATGATGTTCTTCACTGTGCCTAGAGGACTAGGTAATACAGTGTATTTCAACCATAATAGTACAACAACTAGCACTGGTTCAGTGCGGATCGTGGAGATATAATGATTGGTGGAATGGGAAGTGCAGTCGTACCTGATCTTAGCCAGGGCGGTGAAATAGATGGTGACCTAACAATAACTGGCGATTTTAAAGTAGAAGGTGCTGGTAGTTTTGCATTTGATGAAATTATTGAAGGAACAATGCAAATTGTTTCTCCAGCTTATAATGGAAGTCCTGATGTAGATTTTTTTAAAGCATTAAAACTTCAAATAAAATCAGATAGTTATTGGTCTCAACAAGCACAATTTAAACTTGGTAGGTGGGAAACTGCTAGTGGTAGCCACGCTAGGTCATCTTTACAGATTGCTTTATCTCATGGTGCGGTAGCAGAAACAGCAGATGCAGATGTTAATGTTATGACATTAAGGTCAGATGGAAAAGTTGGAATAAATACCGAAACTCCCTCTTATGCTCTTGATGTGCATTCTTCATTAGGATTGCAGTTAAAAAACGGAAGTAATAATACAGTATTTCATATACCATCAAGTAGTGGATATCAAATTGGTACACAGACTAATAATCATATGTCTATGTGGACAAATAATACAGAGAGGATTAGAATTTTAAATACTGGGGCAGTTGGAATTAATACGTCCTCGCCTCAAACTAAGCTCCATGTTATAGGTGGCGATGGTACTACTGCAAGATTTGAAGAATCAGTATCGGGTAAATATTCTGATGTAGATGGAAATAGTTTTGTTGCATCTCATGAATTATACCTTAAAGCTGGAGCAGTTTCTAATCAACATATATATTTTCAAAATGGCTCTAGCACTAATGGCATAATAAATTCTAGTGGAAACTGGGGTATAGGCACAACCTCGCCAGGAGAAAAGTTAGCCGTTGCTGATGGTAATATTGAAGCTATAATGACTACCGCTGGTAGTGGAATAAGAATGATGGTAGACAGAGTTGATACTAGCGATTTTGCTGGATTTGAAACAAGGACTGGTGGCACTCAAAAATGGTTTATTGGATTAAGAGAAACATCTGATGAAAACTTACATTTTTTCAGCCCGACGGGTGGAGACAAATTTGTTTTAGATACCAACTCTCGCATTAGTCTTAGTAATAATGATGGTGGTGATAATTCTAATACTGTTTTTGGTGCTTTAAGTGGTACAAGTCTAGCAAGTGGTGGAATATATAATGTTTTAGTTGGGGCAAATACTGGTGCTTCTATATCAACTGGTGATAATAATGTAGCACTAGGAACAAGCTCATTAAGGTATGGAACTGGAAGTAATAATATTGCAATAGGGTTTTTAGCTCATTATGGAAGTGGTTCAGGTTCAAATAATGTATCTATTGGTTCTGAAAGTGCAAGGGCATTAACAAGTGGTGCTAATAATGTCGCAGTCGGCTATAAAAGTTTATACGCTGCTACGACGGCTTACTCAAATGTTGTAATAGGCAAAGATGCAATGGAACAAGTTCCAGCGGGTCAAGCAGTTAATTCGTGTGTGGCTATTGGATTAGCCTCTTTAAAAGGTTCATCTTCTACAACAACTGGAATTAATGGAACAATTTCTATTGGATTATCCTCACTTCAAAGTCTTACAACAGGAGCTGGTAATCTTGCAATAGGGCTTGAAGCAGGAAAAGAATTGTCGGATAATGATAGAAATATTGCTATTGGTTACGAGTCGTTATATAATACTAATAAAGCATTTGCTGAAGATAATATTTTTATAGGGTATGAATCAGGTGGTGGTTCTTGGGCAGTTGGTAGTGATTTAGCTACTGGAACTTTTGCTAATAATGGTTATGATACACATAGTAGTGCATCTGCTAATGGATTTACTGCTATAACATCAGATGGAGCAACAAATACTTCTAGTAATACTGACCATATAGGACTTACTACAGGAAAAAAATATTTACTTGAATTTACTGCAACATTAACATCAGGAGCTATTCCTGATGTCCGTGTTTTGTTAGGAGCGGGAGGTTCTTCTGCAGGTTTATCTGGTGAAGCTATAATCGCAGGTTCTAATATTATAACATTTACATCTACGACTACATCTAACACTACTATTCAATTTACATCAATAGGAAATACAAACTATACAATCGCTGATTTATCATTAAAAGAAGCAAGTGGTGCAAGTAGTGTTGTTGCTATTGGTAATAATGCTATGGAGGGAGCTTTAGACAATCAAGTTGGAACAGTAGCAATAGGTCATAATGCTCTTACTGCACTTACAACAGGTGGCGGTAATTTAGCCATTGGTTATACTGCTGGTTCAACTATAAGTAGTGCATCATTCAATACATTTGTAGGGTATGAATCGGGTGTAGGAGATGGAACTGCATCTTCAAGAAATACTGGATTAGGTTATAGAACATTAAAAGCATTTACCTCAGGAGCAAGTAATACTGCTATCGGGAATGAAGCTCTTACCGCTATAACAACTGGTAGTAACAATGTAGCGGTAGGTTCTTATGCTGGAACAGCATTAAATGGTGGACATAGTAATGTTATAATTGGTGAAGATGCTTATAAATTATCTCAAAATGGACACGGTGTAGTAGCAATAGGATTTGAAGCATTAAACTCAGTTGGTCCTTCAGTTTCTTCTGACCAACAAACAGTTGCAGTCGGATATCAAGCAGGAGCAACAGTTAATGGAGGAACGAATAATACATTACTTGGATATAAAGCAGATGTAGATACAGCAACAACAAGCAATCAAACAGTTATTGGACATGGTGGAGTTTTTAAATTTCAATCTAAGGAATATACTTGTGACCACGCATCTGATGATGATAATGATGTAGCATCAAGTGAGGCAAGTCCAATTAAAATACCAGCTTATTCTGTAATTAAAAGTGTTTCAGCTATTATAAGTCAACTTGCCAATATAAGTACATATAATTTAGCAGTATTTTATAGTAATGATACTTCTTCTCCAGCCGATGATAGCGGATTAACAAGTGGAGTAGAATTAATTGGAGCTAGTGCATCCACATCAAAATCAGGACATACTGGAAATGCAGAAGATATGGTTTGTGGTGGTGGTTCAGGATTAGTAAAAAAATCATTTTATAATGGATTTGATGGTAATGGACTTCACGTAGGAAATGGTGATAGGTATATACATCTGGTAAATGCTGGAACTGGAAATGGAGACACAGACCCAAGTACATCAGCTTTAGTTAAAGTACTCGTTGAGTATGTAGGATTAGATTAAGATTTTAACTAACAAACAAAGGAGCTAAATAATGGCTAAAAAAGAAAAAGAACAAAAGCCTGTTTTAACTTTCGATGACAAAGAGTACGTAATCGAGGATATGACAGATGAACAAAAAGCACTTCTTAACCACATTAATGACTTACAAAATAAGATGAACTCTATGCAGTTTAACTTAGACCAGTTAAGTGTTGGTAAGGATGCGTTCATAAGTAAACTTCGAGAAGCTCTTGAAGAAAAACCTGAAGCAGAGGAATCTGAAGAGTAGGTTATGATTATAAGGAAGTGTAGTCAAGGTCATCGAATTAGGTTACATCGTAACACGACTCCTAATGCTGTACGTACTAAAACGTATGCAGACGGAACTGTCGAGACTTTGACTTACCCTTCTGGTGGTTATGATTACTTTGTAGAAGTAGATGGTACGGTTGTAAAGCGTTCTGATAGTTTTAAAAATATAGAAAATTATTATGTAGATGAATGTGAAAAAGTTCATAGTGATAGTCACGGCAGATTAATAGTAGGTAAGCATCAAGTAATAGGTGGTATTGCTACGTTGCAATCTGAGTTCCCTGATGAATCAAATACGAAAGCAGAGATAAAAGCGTGGTATGATCTACGTAGTATTTTATACGATGATAGTGAAACTAAAGCAGAATTACTATCTAGAATTGTAGAAAACTTTGGGGCAAAACACATAAAGAAATAATATGAAGAATCCTTTAGCAACATTTTATGGATGGCAAGTTAGTTCAGGAGCATTAGATGGGTGGACATCCTATCATTTAGCAGCTGGATTATTTATAGCAAAAGTAGCACAATGGTTAGGTGCATCAGATTTATGGGCGGTCTTATGGGTACTTATAATAGGTATTGCGTGGGAAATATTTGAAGTGTACGTTGAAGGTACAGAAGAAACATATGGTACTAAACAAAGATGGGCAATCAATACTGCATCAGATATATTTGTTGAAGTAGCAGCTGCTTGGTGGATGGTACTGTGAACGAAGATCTAAAAGATTACATATCTATAGTGGTGTTTTTAATACTTGTTCTTGGTGGTTTAATTCTTATTGGAAGTTGTGATGGTGGTTGGTCAGTAGCTGGTTATGAGGTATGAGCGATGAAAAGACGTACAGGTCAGTCGGTATGGCAAAGATTGATGATAACTTTCGTATCAGTCTTAACATTAAGTGGCTTGGTCAAATTATTGTCGGAGTTGGCATCCTTGTTATGGGATACTTACGTATTGAAAACAGGATTGGAGAACTTGAGCGAAGAGTTGAACTTGCTGATACCAACATTGAAGACCTTGTAAGTAAGCACATAGAAGAAGAAGATAAAAAAATAACACAAATGCAAGAACAATTAGAATGGTATCAAACAGAATTAAATTTAAATCCTTTATCATGGGGAAAGAAAAAAAGAAAGAAAAGAAAGTAATCTTAACTGAAGATGATTTTAATCATAACTATTTTATAAATCGTGAAATGCGGAGAAAAAGATAATGAATTTTTTAGAAGTCTACAGCGAAGCGGGTATGATAGGTGTCGTAGGGGCTTTGCTAGTGTTTATGGTTTACTCTATGAGCAAAAGAGGGTCTGCTCAGGAAGAAAGTTTGCGAGACCTAAAAACAGAAAATAGAGGGCAAAGTGAAACACTTGAAAATATGGAGGGTATGGTTATTAAACTTATTAACCGTTGGAATCAAAGTGACGACAAGCTTGACAGAAAATTTGATTCAATTACGAAGGAAATTAATGATTTGGATAATCAAATATCGGAAATAAAAGGTGTTATAAGTAGATTAAATGGAAAACACTAGGAGATAATATGCCAAAAAAGAAAGATTCAAGATTAGCTAGAGTAGGAGTATCTGGGTTTAATAAACCTAAGCGTACCCCAAACCATCCTAAGAAATCACATGTAGTGGTAGCTAAGGTTGGTAGCAAGATAAAAACAATACGCTTTGGACA